GAACTTCAATACTGTTGACTTTTCTTAAATCTCTTTCCCCATATAAAGTATTACCATTCTGATCGGTGGAAAAAACAGTTTCTCTAAGTTTTCTTGGTACATACAAGTGAGAATATTGAAGTCCTAAATCATCTGAACTTAACCCTGTTGTAATTATACCATCATCTTGCGAAAAATATGTAAAATATTTTTCAAACAAATTTACTCTCCAATTTTGGACATTTGCTTTGAATACCGGTAGTACTTCAGTTGAACCAGCTGGTATTACACTAATAGTTGTTGTGCCAAAATCATCTGAGTATCCAGCACCAGGTTCAATAATTTTAACATCAGTTACTGATCCATTTTCTAAAACAGGAACTAAAACAGCACCAACTCCATCACCTTCTACATCCAAATCTGGTGTTGATAGATATCTGCTACCAGATTTTTGAATTATTACATCAACAATTTTACCACCTACAACAATTGGAACTAACTGACAGTCAGATCCTGATTGAAGTTCAACAGTTGGTTGTCTATCTAAGTTTAAAACCTCAGAGGATCCATAACCAACACCACCATTCTCTAAGTGCAAAGAAGTTACTGTTCCCCTTATAATCGGTTGGAAAGACCCTTTAAAGGTTTCTGTTCCTATAGAAGAAATTCCTACATTACCAGATAAAGTGAGTGAAATATCTGGATAATTAAAGACGTGCGTTCCCACGCCTATAGAGGTCATATTAATATACTGTTTTGTTCTAGTATAAAATTCTCTATCAGTAGAAATTCCGATTTGAGACAGGTGGAAAGAATCTTTATCAACAGCAGTTACATAGTATTCTGTATCTACGGACAATCCAGAAATAGGAGTTCCAGTGCAAGTATATTTTATTTTTTCTCCTGTTTTATAATCATGATCTACAATTGTAATTAAATTTGTAGATGTGTTAATACCAGTAACAGGTGCGGTTCTTTTTTTATTCTCATAACCAGAACCACCATCAATAACATTAATTGAACTAACTATAGACTTTTTACTTACTGATTTCAGGGAGTGTTTACCAACACCATGGTCAGTTAAGAACACCGTGTTAATACCTGATATAGCATCTGCTTGAGTCGGATGCAATCTTACTGTAACGTTATCAACAGTAGATACAAAATACGCAGAATCTGTAACTATTCCAGCAACTGCACTTTGATTTTTTGTTTTATAAATTACCTGCTCGGCGTTTCTGAATTTGTGATATGTAGAAAATCCGATTGTAGACTGAGAAGATGAAGTGCCTGTCGTTACTCCTGCAGAGGATAAGTCTGCAAAAAACTCAACTTCATGATCAATTTTTTTCATACTAACTTGAGCAGTAGCACCAGATCCATTGCCACCATCAAGTCGGACAGTTGGTGTATTTAAATAATCAAATCCAGGATCCACTATTCTTACTTCTCTGAGAGAACCAGAAACTGCAGCGTATCCAGTCGCACCTGTTCCAACAGCGTCTGAAATTATCAAATTAGGAACATTTATTACATCAATATTTGTTCCTTCTGATAAAACATCTATCGTTTCAATTTTTCCATATTTAATTACATCCTTTCCTTTATAGTTTAAAAGTTCAACACCATTTACGAACATACCAGTTAATCCTGGTTCTGTTTTTGTCAAAGTTCCATCATTAAGAGGTTCTGATATTTTTCTTAAAACTTTTTGTGGTTCTAATGTTTTTCCATTAAACTCAAAAGGTTTTATAACACTGTTTGCAACAGTTGTTGAATTATCTAAAGAAATAAATTTAGAATTAAAAATATCATTTCTACTTTTTGCGAACTTTACTGTCGTACCAGTAACTCTCTTTACAAAGTATAGACCATCATCAAACAATGCAGTATCTCTAACTTGTTTAGTGACTTTTTCTCCGGCGTCATTAGTTGATACTTCATCCACTGTCTGTGCTCTGTAGTAGATGGCATCACCAGTGTAAAAACCATGTTCTACTCCAGGNGAAATNTCAAACTCATCCCCAAGGAAAGTNCCTGAAAATTTAAATTCCCTAGAAGCAGGATTNAATGGTTGAGAGTCATAATGTGGTATTGATGGTGAAGAAATTAAATAATCTCCAGACACATTTTTATAAACGTTATCAATGTCAGTGGAGTATATTTGTGCTGATGGATAAGTCCCAGAAGAGACCTTTTGAATTCTTCTTTGAATTGTGTATGTTGCGTCTACATTTAAAACACCTTGACCTCTTATATTAAAAGAGGTTTCAGAACTTACAGAAATGATTTTAGTTTCTTTTCTTAAATTATTTAAAATAATTTCTGCACTGTCACCTGATCTGAATTGACTTGATGCATTTAAAGTTACTTTATATGTGTTGTTTGATGAGTCTACTAATTCAAGACTTTTAACTTTATAAGTTGAAGAAACATTATAAAACCACTTATTTGTTTTTAAATTATTTTCAGAAATTCCAAGATTGGTTACATTAACTTTTCCACCTTTTAAAAGATTATTAGTGTCAGATGGAATATTAAAAGAATTTAAGACAGAATTTACTCTTACTTCTATAACTTCATCTTGATCTAATGTTGATCTTCCATATGCAAATGTATTAACACCAACAACTGTTGCATCTGCAACTTCAGCATCAATGTCAGTAACACCGTAAAATTGTGTTAATGACTTAGATGTATATGAAGACACTCCTACTGAATTGTCTGGATAACGGAAATACAACTCTCCAGTTGATCCAAAACCAACTGTAGAATCAACATCAAGAACTGTAGATCCTGAAGAAACTCTTCCTATAATTCTTGTAGATGGTTCTACAGTGAATTCTCCATATACTGCACCATCTACGATAACATCACGATTATATCCACCATCAATACTAAGTTTATAGAAAGTTTTTCCATAACCAACTTCTATTGTTTCTACACTAGTGATCGGTGCATATGCTTTTTTTATTCCACTACCGAATTTATATTCATTTTGATATAACGTTGCGTTTATTAAATTCTCTGGGTCACCTTCAATGGGTTCTACTACTAAACTATTAACGATTCTATATTGAGCGTTTGATGGTGAGATCAAAAAATCTCTTGGTTTTACAATTCTAACNTCCTCGTTNTATAACGCTCTGAAAAGTATTTCAAAAGAAAAATCAGTTCCTTTGCTTCTGTAAAAATCTTTAGATTGTTTTACAAATAAATTTTGATTCAATTCAGGTTTAAGATTTCGTCCTTCTAAACCGGGTAAAAATTGATATTTTGCCTTCGTTAAAAATTCTTTTAAAAATAAACAACTTAAGTTTGTTATGACTGCTTGATCAAGATGATCGTCAGAATCACTTTCACTGAATACTACTTCTTCCTTGTTTAGTTCACTTCTGTAAGAAGTTATTCCAACAAAACCTCTAACACATCCTGTGAACGAAAAATCAGTCTTTCCAGTATAAGTTATTACCTCATCATTAATTTTTAAAAGTCCATAGGAATCAGGAAATCCTGTAGTTCCTGTTGGAGACTTTCCTGGGTCTACATTAATTGTTGTTGCATCAAAATCAAGATCCCCATTTAAAATAACAGATTCAGATAAATTTGTATTATTGTCTAATTTAATATATCGATCAATGTTTTGAATTAAATCAACTGGACCACCTTGATATTCTTGTCCAAGATAATACTGTTTTAAAAGTTCAGAAATTAGTGGAAAATCCTCCCTGACATATGCAGGAAGTTGATTAGATACGATAGTGTTAAACTGTACTCTAGTTTCTGACATTTTATGAATTTATCTTCTGTTAGTTAGTTTTAATATTAGTATCCAGATCCACCGCCAGATCCACCTGAGGACCCTCCAGAAGAACCTGTAGAACCTGTTGATGCCCCACTAGTAGAAATAGATGTTCTTGTGCCTCCAGTGACACCTGAGGTCTGTGCAGTAACTCTAGATCCAGATGCTCTGGTAACCGTTGCTGTGTCAGGTCCACCAGAACGGACTAGATTTCCATTTGAGTAACTAGAAGACACAATATACGTAGAAGAGGAGGGATCTAATCCAGACGAAACATCGTCAACAACAGGTTCAAACAAACTGCTACTAGTATCTAGTTGCAAATAAAGATCCTGTAATCCGATAACATCATTTGAATGAGGTATCGCAGAAAGTTCTAAAATTGGTTGCCCATCCTTTGTTTTTGCCCCTGTTATGTTTACAGGATTTATCGTTATAACTCCACTATCGTAATTAATAAATCCAACGTTTCTCCTTACGATATTTGGTGATTGTGATCCAGGAGTTGGTAAAGTAAAGAAGAAGAGTGTTCCAGTTCTTCTGTTCGTGTCTGGAATATCTGAAACATATACGACCTCTTGTATTCCGGCAACAGTAAATCCACTTGACTTTATATTATAACCACTCATTGATTTAATATGGAATTGATTTCCAAATCCGATTTGATACTCTACAAATGTATCTAAAGTTAATCTTAAATCTCTTCTAATTGCAATTGTAGTGATGTTCGAGGTTATTGAATCATGACCATCATCAATTAACTTAAGCAATTTACTATACTTTAGTCGAGCACCATACTTATTCAATTCAGTTGATTCTGCATACTTATTGACGTTGTTTTGAACAATACTAGAGACAAAAGTTGATGAAGGAGCTAAATTAGTGTTATAATAAATTTTACTGCTAACTTCAACATACAAATACTTAAGATCAAGTAGTTCTGGAACGATTCCAGCCACAGAATACTTTTTCAGTTTTTTCTTAATATTTTCTTTGATAAGATTTGGAATGAAATCACCAAATCTTGGTTTAATACTAATGAAAACTTTTCCATACTGAGGGGGAACTAACTCTTCACCACCAAAAACAGATATTGACTCGGTTTCTGGATAAATTTGTGTAGGAATTAGGGATTCATAATCATTTGCAGTTAATGCTCTGTTTTGAGAGGCATAAATTCTTGGTGCAAACTTTTTAATTGACTCCACACTTTCAATTTGCTCACCACCCCTTGCACTAAGTCCAGTTGTTACTAAAGAGATACCTGACGTAACAACATACTCTTGATTATTTCTTGAGAAAACTAACCTTCCCGCAAAACTGAATTGTCCAACTCCATTTGCAGAGTCACCGTTTGATGCAATATAATCTACACTTACATAATTGTTATCTTCAAGTTTTCTACCAAAAAGACCATCACCAAAAATTACTTCATTCACCGTTTGATGCGATGTAATCTACACTTACATAATTGTTATCTTCAAGTTTTCTACCAAAAAGACCATCACCAAAAATTACTTCATACCTTTCATCATCTGCCTCTTGAAGGTAATAAACAGTTGAATCAGGTTTTACTTCAAATAAACTATCTTGACGACTATATTTTACACTTCTGGACGATGACTGATTTGGTTTNACTCTTACAGTTAATAATTCAGTGTCAATTCCAATATTATCTAAAATAAACTTTGCATTTGGGTTTCTTGCAGTATAAGTGAAGTTAGCTGTTAGTAAACTTCCCTCATAAATTGAGACATTGTTAAATTCAGCAATTCCATCATTGACTGGGACGGTTAAATCTTCTAAAATTGAAAATACAAACGAAGAATTACCAAATCCACCTTGTGAAGTTGCTACAGGACCTTTTTTAAGGGTCAAAGTTGATGGAGTTGGACTAACATTAGAAGTATCGACGAAAAATGTAATTACTCCAGTTGCTGCCTTTCTTGATTTTGGTAAATATCCAATATTTTTTGCTAACGATACAACATTTTCTCTTAATGTTGCACTATCAATGAATACTTCACTCGCAACCATGTTTGCGTTGTATGAAGTAATATAGGTGTTATATGCCAGAACATCAAGTATTGTTGAAAGGTTAGAACCCTCAAAATCATAATCTGTGAAATTGGAGTTTTCCTTTAAATATTCTCTGAGTGTTGTTTTAACCTGGTTAAAGTCCAGATTAGTAAAATTAGCTAATGGCATTTTTTACCTTGTTGATTGCAAGACGAATTGTAATTCTTGTGCAGGAACGTCTGCTCCAATAATTTCATAAATGATGGTTACATTAAATTCATTTTGATCAAAGTTGGGTCTTACCTCAACTTCTCTCACATTTACCCTTGGTTCGTAAATTTTAAGTGAACTTTCTATTTCGTTCTTTATAATATTGGCAGAAATATCATTTATATTCTCAAAAAGTGCCTGACTGATCCTNGAACCAAAGTCTTCATNAAAAAATTTCTCACCAGGNACTGTAAAAANAATATTTCTCACTGATCGAGCAATTGCAGANTCGTTTTTAAGCGCTAATATATCACTTGTCAGAGGATGTTTCTGAAAAGTCATACTAACGTCTTTAAAACCTTGACTAACGCGCTCTAAAGGCACAAAATTACAGCAATTATAACTTATTTATCAAGGTATTTTGTGATTCTTTACTCATAAAGTGGTTCTGGATTGCTCTCATTTTCAAAAAATTCATTTTCATCAATAGAATCTTTCTTTTTNGGAGTCAGATCATCATTTGAGATCTCACGAAGCATTTTTTGATGTTGATGATTGCCCAAATTGTCCAAAAAATCGTGTTCAGTTGCCATTTTTACCCTTTTTCGGTATTTATTGTGGATCAAGAGGACGACCCTCTTGTGATTTGTACATGTCTTCTGCTTTTTCTTCTTCAATTTTACGTTCTTTTGACGTTTTCCAGAAATATTCGTCCTCACGACCCATTCCAAGACGTTCAAAACCATTTTCAACTTGATAATATTGAGTTGAAACCTTAAAATCAGGCATTTTTGGTTCAACAGGTGTCAAACTGTTATCATAGATACGCATTCTATTGTTAGGATACAATGCATACTGTCCATTTTCAAGTTCAATTAGGTTATGTGACTTGTGTTCTGCAGGATTTTCACTTGTTGCATAGTCAACCACCTCAGGATCTTGATGATAATTGTCTATAGTACAAATATAGGTGCCTTTCTGAATACCAAAGTCTCTTGTATACAGTTCATAGTCCATAGAACCGATAAACTGCTTCGTAACTGCTA